AAACATTTCAAGGTAAGATTGATCGCTTAAAGGTTGGTTTCGATGAGGCTAAAGAGAGTTTAGGCACTGCCTTATTGCCACAAGTTGAGCGGTTTATTGGCTTCTTAAATACAACTGGCATTCCAGCATTAAACGCATTCATAGCAGGATTAACTGGTGATGAAGGATTAAATGCAGGATTAGAACAAAGTCAACAAGGCTTTGCTACCTTTGGCAAAGTGGTTTCAGGTGTTATTGGAATTGTGCAAGGGTTCATCACATTTGTTAGAGAAGCAGCAGGATTATTAGTTGAGTTTGCCAATCAAGCAATCCGAGCAATTAACATAGTTAAACCAGGTGCGGATATTGGTTATATTCCTAACCCATCACCGAATGCTGGAACTTTGGGAATGTTGGGCGCAAGCGTGCCATCAGTAGCCACATCTGCTAACACCAGAGAGAGCCGAACAACAGTTAATAACATTACAGTTAAGGCAGTAGATAGCGAAGGCGCAGCAAGAGCCGTTGCAAAGGTAATCAACCAATCAGCTGCTAGATCAGTTCCAACATTAACTAACCGAGCAATCAGAGGCGATTAATGTCGGCATTCACACCAGAATGGAAATTAACCATTAATGGGGTTGATTACACCAATGTGGCTATTTCAGATATTAGCCATCAGGCTGGTCGAGATGATATTTATCTTCAGCCAAACCCATCTTATATTGAAATTGCTTTAGTTGCTTTAGAAAATGAGAATTACACATTTGCCATTAATGATGGAATAAGCCTACAAATCAAAGATAGCACCGGCACATACCAAACACTCTTTGGCGGTAATATCACAGATCTAACAGTTGGTGTAAATACCACTGGATCAGTTGGCACAGTTTATTCATACACCATAACCGCACTTGGATCTTTGGCTAGATTAGCCCGGACTATTAGCGAAGGTGTATTAACCTCAGATTTTGATGGCGATCAGATTTACACACTATTAACTGAATTTCTCCTTGCCGATTGGAATGGCGTATCAGCTGCTCAAACATGGGCAACATACGATGCCACAACAACTTGGGCAAATGCCGGAAATCTAGGTTTAGGATCAATCGATCAACCTGGTCAATATGAGATGGTTAATCGTGGATCTAACTTTGATACGATCTACAACATAGCCTCACAAATTGCTAATTCAGCATTTGGTTATTTGTATGAAGATAGTTCAGGCAATATCGGTTATGCCGATGCCGACCACCGCCAAAATTACCTGGCTACTTATGGAGCAACTGAGATCTCAGCCAATACTGCAATCGGTGCTGGTATTCAGACAACAACCCGGTCAGGCGATATTCGCAACGATATAACCTTAAATTACGGCAACAACTTCAACGATCAAGAGACCATAATTGATGCAACCAGTATTGCCACCTATGGCTACAAATCTGAAGTTATTAATTCCAGTATCAAGAGTGCAGCTGATGCTGCAAACATAACTGAAAAATACATCAGTTTGCGTGCCTACCCATTTGCCAATTTTGAGAGCATTACATTCCCAATAACCAACCCAGAAATGGACGATACAGACCGAGATGCCTTATTAGGCGTGTTTATAGGTCAGCCTATTACTATCACCGATCTACCGGCTCAAATCGCCTCTGAGGGCATATTTCAGGGTTATGTAGAAGGTTGGTCATGGAGCACCTCATTCAATCAATTGTTCTTAACCCTCAACCTGAGCCCGATCGAATTCTCAGCCGTATTTCAGGCTTGGAATGAAGTCAATGCTTCAGAGGCTTGGAACACTTTATCTAGTACAATTACCTGGCAATCAGCGATAGGAGTTATAGCGTAATATGGCAAACACAACCAACTTTGGGTGGGAAACACCAGACGACACCGATCTAGTAAAAGATGGTGCGTTGGCGATCAGAACACTCGCTGGTGCAATCGACACATCATTCGTTAGCCTTTCAGTAAATGCACAAACTGGCACAACTTACACTGCCGTTCTTGCTGATGGCTTAAACAAGATCATCACAATGGATAACGCATCAGCAAATGCTTTTAAGATCCCAACAGATGCTTCAGTAGCATTTCCAACTGGAACAGTATTAAATGTTTATTGCAAAGGTGCAGGAACTACAACAATTTCAGCAGTATCTTCAGGAACAACTACAATCACATCTGCGGGAGCAGTTGCAGCATCACCAACACTTGCCACAAAGAAGGCAGCTAGTTGCGTAAAAATTGCTGCTAATTCATGGATCGTGGTGGGCGGAATTGCCTAATTTAATTTTAGGATTTTATGCAGGTGCTGGGAGAAGACCTTTAACAATTGATTATCTAGTTGTTGCTGGTGGAGCAGGTGGCGGTCCAGGTTTTGAAACCCAACAAGGCGGCGGAGGCGGTGGAGCAGGCGGTTTGCGTTGCACAGTTACTGCAACTGGCGGTGGTGGTTCATTAGAAACTGCTTTAAGTTTAAGTGCTTTAACTAATTACACAGTTACAGTTGGAGCAGGTGGTTCAGCAGGAACTGGCAGCACTGCTGGCGGGCGTGGTTCAGACTCAGTATTTAATACAATAACAAGTAATTGGGAATGTGATGCTCTCAAAGTTAGCGTATGGGTAGGCACGCAAGTTGATGTATTTCTCAACTATATTCTCAGCATCAGCTGCATTTTTGATAGTTGAGTTAATGACCTCTGATTTGTAGCCATAAATGGAAACGCTATCAGCATCAATTAAAGTCTCTTGATCGTTAAAATTGTTGCCATAATTTAATGTTATATCGTTGCGAATATCGCCTGATCTGGTTGTTGTTTGAATACCAGCACCGATTGCAGTATTGGCTGAGATTTCAGTTGCTCCATAAGTAGCCAGGTAATTTTGGCGGTGGTCAGCATCGGCATAACCGATATTGCCTGAACTGTCCTCATATAGATAACCAAAGCCTGAATTGGCTATAAGTGAGGCTATGTTGTAGATCGTATCAAAACTTGATCCACGATTGACCATCTCATATTGACCAGGTTGATCGATCGATCCTAAACCTAGATTTTCAGCATTTGCCCAAGTGGTCGCTGGATTGTAGTCAGCCCATGTTTGTGCAGCTGATACACCATTCCAATCACCAAGTAAAAATTCAGTAAGTAATGTGTAAATCTGATCGCCATCATAATCTGAGGCTAATACACCTTCGCTAATTGTCCTGGCTAATCTAGCCAAAGATCCAAGTGCGGTTATGGTGTAGGAATAAACTGTGCCAACTGATCCAGTGGTATTTACGCCAACTGTTAAGTCTGTGATATTACCGCCAAAGATTGTTTTGTAAGTGCCGGTGCTATCTTTGATCTGTAAGGTTAGGGCATCGTTGATCTGAAATGAATAATTTTCATTTTCTAAAGCCACCAAAGCGACTTCAATATAAGATGGGTTTGGCTGTAAATAAATATCATCCCGACCAGCCTGATGGCTTATGTCTGAGATTGCTATATCGGTGTAATTGACCCCATTGATGGTTAGTTTCCACTCTGGTGTAAATGCCGACATTAATCGCCTCTAATTGCTCTGTTAGTTAATGTTGGAACTGATCTAGCAGCTGATTGGTTGATTACCTTTGCAACGGCTCTTGCTGCGCCTTCGCTATCTACTGCCTTAACTGTAATGTTATTAACTGTTGTCCGGCTCTCTCTGGTGTTAGCAGATGTGGCTACTGATGGCACGCTTGCACCTAGCATTCCCAAAGTTCCAGCATTTGCAGATGGGCTAGGAATGTATCCAATATCTGCGCCTGGCTTAACGATATTAACTGCCCGAATTGCTTGATTAGCAAACTCGACTAATAATGCCGCTGCTTCTCTCACAAATGTAATAAACCCTTGCACAATTCCAATAACACCTGAAACCACTTTGCCAAAGGTAGCGAAACCTTGTTGGCTTTGCTCTAGTCCTTCAGTTAATCCTTCATCACCAGTTAATCCTGCTATAAATGCATTTAATGCTGGAATTCCTGTCGTATTTAAGAAACCAATAAAACGCTCAACTTGAGGTAATAGGGCAGTGCCTAAACTCTCTTTAGCCTCATCGAAGCCAACCTTTAAGCGATCAATCTTGCCTTGAAATGTTTCGGCATTAGCTGCTGCTGCGCCACCATAAAGATTAGATAATTTCTCTTGCACTTGTGTAAATGAAAGGGTGCTTAATTCCGCTTTAGATAAACCTAAACCTAATCTGCCGAGTGCAGTGGTGTTTCCATCTTGAGCCCTACCAAGTGCATTGGCTACTTCTTCCAAACTCTTGCCTGAACCTTTGCTGATATCCAAAGCAAGTGATAATAATTCTTGAGCCTTTGTTGTGTCCTTTGTAGATACGGCTAATCTCTGGAGTGCTGGTCGCAATTCATCATCAGCAACACCAGTTGCCAAAGATGTCTTTAGGATCATGCTTTCAGTTGCCTTTATTTGGGCATCTGTAGCCCCTGTGGCAGCCTTTAGGGCATTGGCTAACTTAAGTTGTGCCTGTTCATCTTGAATGGCTGCTTTAACGCCATCTACGGCTAATTTAGTGCCATAGGCAACGGCAGCAGCACCAGCAACTGCAAATGCAGCAGCAGCCTTCTTACCGAATGCCTGGAGATTGTTTGAGTTATCTTCGACCGCTTTATCGGCTTGACCTAACTTCTTTTTAAGATCATCGACATCGGTAAGGATGGATAACTTAAGCGTGCGATTGCCGGTTGCCATTATGCCCACTCCTTCAAAATGCGATCAAAACTTTGCTCCCACTTGTTAAT